GATTGTCTGCATGTTTCTCATCCTCCAACAGGCTCACTCCGTCATCATCATCATCAGGCGGATGCAGCCATCGCTCGTACCGCTCCCAGCGCTCTGCCCTGCGGTTGAGTTTAACAGACCCAGCGTAGATGAGAGTGGCAGACAGGGACAGGATCAGGATCACCGCCAATACCGCCATGCCGCCGCCCCCTCTCTTATTCCGCCGGAGTCTCGGCGGGGGTCTCGGCGGGGGCGTTTGTCCAGGTCTTGCGCTCCACCGGGCCCTGCTCGATGGTGCCCCACTCCACCGCGTCCACCTCGAAGCCGTCCGTGTTGGTGGCGGCGGAGGCGCAGAACAGGTGGTACTGCCGCTCCATGGCGGGGCGGTCGCCGGTCTTGTAGACGGTGGGCTGGGCGGTGCCGTTCTTCACGGACTTGCGCTGTGCATAGTAGAACATGGGCATTCTCCTTTCTGTCAGCCCTCAAGGGCTGCAATCCGGGCTTCCAGGGCGGCAAGCTGTGCCGCCACGGTGGTCTCCACAACGTTCGTGCTGTTGATCGTCACCCCGGGCGCGATGGCCTGCGTGGCCTTGTAGAGCGTTCCGCCCACGGTCAGCAGGTCGCCCGTCGCGTGCTGGTTCCCGGCCACCGTGGTTTCCTGCGGGGCGAGGTTGTCCGCGTTGACGGCAGTCAGGGTCATTTCGACTACAGCCGGGTTCCCATCTGTGGTCATGCCGTTGCCGATGTAGCCAACGACCGCCACATAATCCGTCTCCGCCGTAAAGACGATTTTCGGGCTTGTGTTAAGCTGCAAACCGGACGAAAGAGCTTGCCAGCCGCCCGGGCCGTAGATGTTGATAGTGCCTCCGCTGATTGTGCCAGAGACAACCAGAAAATGGAATTCGTAAATTTGCCCTCTCACCACAGGCACGGTCCCTGTTTCACCCCATTCGACCATCTGGGGCGTGCTGTAAGCGGTCATTTCAACGGTACTGCTGTACCTCACGGCGCTGCTTGAGGTGGCGGTTCCGCTGATGGTTACAGTTGTGCCGTTCCCGGTGATGGTAATGCCCCGCCTTGTGACCGTCCCGTTCGCGCCTGTGGGCGCATACCCGGTGATCGCCTCAAATGCCGCCTCGTCCGCCGCCCCGATGTTCTCCCGTGCCTGCGCCTGCTGGGCGACTGTCAGGGTCTGGGCGGCGTCATACTGGACGGCATGATCCGCCGCCGCGGTGGCAGCCTCCGCCGCGTCCAGGGCCTCAGCCGCTGCCGCCTGGAGAGCACCAATGTCAGGCACCACCTCGCCAGGATCCACCACGACATCCGTGCTGGTGCGTACCACCACAGCAGACATGGAGAGCGCCTGCGTGATCGTGGTGCCATCCGTCAGCTTAATGGTGAGCGTCACTCTGCCAGGATACGCGAAGCACGCCTGGGGGAGCGTCACAGAGCAGGGAGTCGCGTTGCACATGCCGCCCTGGTCAGCATTGATCACGCGCACCTCTTCGCCCTTTTCGCCAGTGAGCGCAACAGTCTCGCCGTCAGGCCGCACCAGCTCGCCAGACACAGTGCCATCCAGCAGCTCCATGTCAGGCGTGCGCGAGTCATACAGCAGTGATGTGATCGTATAGGCGTTATTGTCACCCATGGCAAACTGGTGTGGCATGGGATACTGGCGAGGTGGCAGCGCCAGATCCACAGGGATCTCTGTCAGGTATACAGCCATTTTTCTATCCTCCTTACCTTGTCAGATCCTCTCTCAGCGCTCTGCTGAGTTTTCTCGAAGTAATGGAGCCGTCAGCGATCTGCCAGCCTGCCAGCGCTCCCAGGTCATGGTGGAATACATCACCCAGGGAGATGCTTTCAAAGCGCATGCGCAGTGCATCCCAGGTGTATCCTTTGACCTGCGCCAGCGTGTTGATGCCGATATCCTGGTGCACCACTGTCACCCAGTCGTACAGGCTCACACGCTCCAATGCCTTGTACTGCTCATAGCCTACTGCGTCACCCAGGAGCGCGAACTCGACTTCGAGCGTCACATCAGGGTCATCTGCGTGATCATTCGTGAAGCGCGCCTCTGCCTGTCTGCGCATCTCCGCTCTTGCCGTCTGCACAGTGTATGGATTGCCGTCAGGATCATCCTCTCCGACCTTCACGCTCACGCTCAGATACTCCCATGCGATCATGGAGTAATTCTGCGCGTGCGCGCTCTCCACCCAAATGGTGCCGCTCGCCACGTTGTCAACAAGGTACAGAGGCGAGCCGTCAGCTTTTGATCCGACAGGGATCACCCTGGTCACCACTGAGGAGAAATCGCGAGTCCATGTGACGCCAGCCAGGTTGATCCCGTGCGCGATGGTGTATCCGCGATAGGTGTCATCGTTGCTCAGCAGGAAGAAATCCCAGTTATCGCGGATCAGCTTCGCCTTGGCCTGTGCCACCAGGCCGACATCAGGATTGAGGATCGCCTCCACTGGTGTGCTGCCTGCTGACCAGTCTGTAGTCACTGACACACCAGTATCCTGCACATAGATCTCAGGCGGATCAGTTGCGCCAAGAATGTTCGCGCGAAGATCCAGCACAGCCTCAGGGAGATCGGATGCCGCGAGGCTCAGGCCGCGCATGACCTGCACGCTGTAGTCATAGGACACATGCATGCCTGTTGCAGTGACCCTGTCTGGCGTCACTGTCACATCCGTCAGGCGGAATACCTGTGCACGAATCGAGCGAGCCGATGTTTTCAGCGCATCGATGTCCTCCTGTGTGGCCTGGCGCACAAACGTGCAGTCTGCGCGCTTGCAGTAGCCTGTCTCGCCAGTAGGCAGCCTGACTGTCAGCCACTCGCTGCCTGCCACAGACACATAGAGCCGCGTGCCCTGGCTGATGCTGAGCTTGCTTTTCGGATCGCCTGTGCCAAGATCGTACCAGACACCAGGCACCCAGATGGTGTAGTCGTTGGGCACCTTGCAGCGATAGTTGCGCCCATTGTGGCGCACATATGCGCCTACAGCGTATGTCTGGCCAGACACCCATGCAGGATATCTGACATAGGTGTTGGAGTTGTACAGGCCAGTGCTGGCAGTGCTGACTACCCAGATATCATATCCCAGCACGATACCGCCGCTCGAGTCAATGGCTGGCGTGTCGCTCATGGGCACTGGCACCCTGACCAGCATCCATGGCTGGATCAGCCGCCATCTGCCGTCTGGCGTGATGGGATGCTCGAGGCTGAGCGAGTAGTCGCCGCCTGCCTCCTCTGTCACTGTGCACTTTGTTGGAGTGAGCACAGCCATGCCGAGGCTCGCACCAAACTCGCGCTCGCTGCCGTCATGGATCGTGATCAGCCCCTCAGACTCTTTCGTGCCAGCAGGAGGATCAGGATCAACGGATGGCTCAGGATCTGGCTGCGTGTATGTCACTGTCAGCACAATGTTGCTCAGGTGGCACACGCTGCGCATGTTGGTGGCTGAGGCGTTGCCGTAGGTCTTGTACTTGAATGTCAGTACATTGCTGCCAGTCACGATATCCGATGAAAGATCCACCTCTGTGGTGGCAGCGTATCGGAGATTTTTGCCATTGACAGTCAGGATCTGTGCCCCGCCAACAGCCGCATTCGATGTCACGCTGATGGATGCACCAGTCAGAGTGGCATCATCTGGGATGGAGACAGTGACCGCTCTCGTGTTTGTGGCTGTGGTGATGTTGTAGATGGTGCCTGAGCTGTTTTTCTGCCAGGTGCTGACCAGATCCACATCAGAGACAGCAAACGCTCTGCTGCCATTCACTGCCATTACAGCCACCTCCATCGCGGATCAATGGTGACTCGCGTGATGTTCTCATTCCACGAGATTGTGGTGGCCTGCAGTTTAGGCAGCCACAGCCCGCGAAAACCGTTGTAGAACAGATTGCAGCTGGCGCTGAGATTGGTTTCTCCGTTCAGGCTGGTCACCATGGCAGTGTCCGTGTCAATGATACAGCCGCTCTCCTCCTCAGGGAGATTGATCTGGATCAGGGAGCCTGTGCCCTCCTCTGTGGCCGTGCCCACTGTCAGCTGCATATCACCGCTGCCCTCGATGGTGTAGACAGGCCTGGCAGCCACATCGCCACGATGCACCAGGCTGGCACTGCCGCTGGCTGTCTCGCCAAGCACGCGAGGAGGCTGCACAGGATACTCAGCCTTGAGAGGCTGCACAAAGAAAGCCACAGCGCCGTCATAGTTGTTGCGGAAAACGCGATTTGCTGAGGCCTCCTTGATGATCCTCGCCGTGTACATGTAGCGAGGCTCAGTGGACAGCACCAGTGTGCCGCTGCCGCGCAGCCATGCCGCGATCTCGCGGTAGGCCACTGTGTGCCTGTTCGCGATGCCGATGCTCAGATAGTACGCATCATAGACATCCTCGCCCTCCGTCAGGAGGAGAGCGCCAGAGCGTCCAAGGATCTGCGTCTCCGTCACGCGCTCTGCAGGATATACCACAGGCGGAATCTGTGTAACGATGATGCCCATGGTGCGACTATCCACACCTCGCCACAGGAAATAAGGCTCTGCCACAGTCACACCTCCTTACGCTCTGGCTCCGAAACCGCGCCGCATCTGCGCCTGTGCGTGTGCCATCGCAGAGGCCAGCGTGCTCACATCGCCAGTGCTCTGCTGATTGTATGTGCCGATGTAAAGGTTGGAATTAGCATTGTAGTTGGTGCCTCCACGCACAGATCCGCGCATGACACCGCCGCTGATGGATGCCATCGCGCCATTAATCGTGCCAGTGGCCGCAGATGCCAGCGCAGCCGCCGCAGCCGTCACAGCGCCAATCGTGCCAGCCAGGCCGCCAGCAAAGCTCATTCCTGCCGTGCTGCCAAGATCCGTCATCACCACAGATGGGCTGTGCATCTCCAGCACATTGCGCACAGCGTTGACAGCGCCACCAGCCGCGCCAGATGCCGCCTCCGTCACGCTCTCTGTGGCAGACTTCATGCCATCAGCAAAGCTGGTCATGCTGTCCTCGCCAGCTGTGAAAAGCTCAGGATCAGCCGCGAGGACTTCGCTCCTGATGTCGCGCAGCAGCTGCGTGTTGTCTCCGTTCACAGTGTCAGCGCTTTGGATACGCTCGAGCAATTCAGGACTCAGAATCGACTCAAGCGCCTGTCCTTGAAACCATTTGACGGTGGAATTGACCGTGCCCTGGTCAATCCCGTTGAACATGCCAAACAGGCCTTGACCAGGCCGCTCTTTCAGGCCATAGTCAGCCATGTTATACAGCTCCGCCTGACGCCCTGTGAGCTGGCTTGGAACAGGCGCACCCATCATGGCTCGCAGCTCATTTGCAGCCTCTTCGCTGGTCATCACGTTGTGGCCGTACTTCTCGCGGTTGCTCTCCCACCAGGCTTTTTCTGGCTGGATGTTATTCCACAGATTGGCCAGGCCAAGTGTAGTGAAAAATCCAGCTGAGCCGCCGTAGAACTTCAACCCCGCCGCGTCACCAGCTGCTGTGACTCCAGCGCCAGGTGCAACGACTGTCGTAGGCGTGCCTGTCGTGTTCCCTGTGGTGGTTGTCCCGCCGCCAGGCAGAAGCCCCTTGAGGCCAAGGATACCATTGGTCAGGCTTAGACCAAACGATGCGATTTTGAGCGCTCCAATCGCGAGAGCGATGTCCTTGATCGCGTCTACCACATCGACCTTGTTATCCGCCAGCCACTGCAGCGCCTCATTGATGCCCTCGATCACGCCAGTGGCCGTCTGCACGATCCCTGCGAAATCTGTTTTTGTCAGGCTGTCTATAATGCCCTGGATGCTCGCGCTCAGATCTCCAAGCAGCTGCTGCCCCTTCTCGCTCTTGACAAACTCATCAAGATGCTTGGCCAGACTTCCGACAGCATTGGCGATCAACTCGATGTCAGGCGCGAGTGCTGCGAGGACATCCATTTTCAGCGTTTCGAGCTGAGCATCCATATCCTTGATCTCATCGTTGGCATCCGCCAGCGAATTGACGTTATCCTCGCTCACCACAGGCGCAGCATTCATTTTCTTGCGGAACTCATCTGTTCCGCCTGCGAGGATGCCCATGTAATCCCGGTAGCTTTTGCCGAAAAGCTCCTGCGCGATGGCCTCACGCTCGAACTCGCTTTCAACATCGCCAAGCGCGTCCATCGAATCCAGAAACACATCCAGCCATGAGCGCTCCTGCTGAATGTAGCCGCCGCGCCCATCGCTCACCCATTCCATTGTATTGACTAAGTTGTCTCCGATCTGCAGCACGCCATTGTCAGCCGCCTTGATCGCTTTGACCAGCTTGGGCTGTGCTGCCGTCAGGGATTCGATGCTGCTGCCGAAAAACTGCGCCGCATAGCCTGCCTGCTGATATCGCGTGATGCTCAGGTCAGTAGCCTGCGCCATATCTCGCGTCTCATCACCCCAGGCCGCGCCGTCCAGCGACAGACTCCACATCGCTTTCCCCAGGTTGAATGCCCTGGTCATCAATGATGTCATGGCATCCGCAATGGAATCCAGCCCCTTGATGATCGCGTCCCTGTCGAGCTTGCCAGCGATGCCACCGACAGACTCAGCCAGGCCATCCGCTGCCTTGTCTGCCTTCTTGGCCTCATCGCCTACCTGGCCGAGATCCTTGGCCACGCCGCTCACATCATCCTTGCCGAGCGCGTCCATGGCCGCGTCTGTGTTTTTGATGGCTGTCTCTGTCTGGATCATGGTGGCGCGAGCCTGTGCCAACCTCGTGCGCCACTCTGTGACCTGCTTCGAGCCTTCGCCGTACTGCTTGGTGACCTCCTCGAGCGCCTTCTCAGCAGCCGCCACAGCACGCTTCTGCTCATCCAGCTGCTTGCGCAGGATGCTGGTCTTTTCCGTCAGGTATGCCGCCTGATCTCCTGTCTGCTGGTATGTGGCCTCGCAGACCCTCAGCTCTGCGCCGTATGCCTTGACGGATGCAGTGGCCTGAGCCATTTCCTGTTTGAATTTGTTTACGCCATTGGCCTCAATATCAATACCGATGGCCACTTATGACTCACCTCCTGCTGCCTCTTCGAGTATGCGATTTCCTGTGGCCTCCATGGCCGCGATCACAGCGTTTGCGCACGCGCGCTCAGCTCTGCGAATGAATGGCACCTTTTGCCGCACGCTGCTGCCGCTCTCAATGCTCCTGGCGATCAGTGGCAGTGGCACACCATTGGGAAAGCGTTTCTCTTTGCGCGTACTGTAGCCATCGATGCTGATGCTCACGCCGCGCCCATCGTTTGTGTCGAAGTGGTGCGAGATACCAACACCAGCCGCCAGCTCCTCGCGATCCTTGGCCGTTACTGTGCGCATCGCACTGTCAAACGGATGCACAGGAAACTCTGTGTCCACTGGCAGCTCCCTGCAGGCTGCCGCTACAGCTGACGCAGCGAGCGCAGCGCCATCATACAGCGCAAAGCCTACAGCCTTGTTTGCGCTCTCCACCACGCGCTCGAGGCGCAGCAGCTCCTCATCCAATCCTGCGTACAGTCTCATGATGCACTCCTCCTCAGTTGAGCAGGAGATCCTTTTTCCTGCTGAGCTGGTGCTGCTCATCATCGTATCGCTGGCGATAGACATACAGATCCAGCACCGCTCCTGGTGTAAGCCTGATAATATCGTTATACGCCAGACCAGCAATCAGGCCATATGCTGTCATCTGCCTGAATGTCAGGCGTCTGGCGCGCTTTTTTTTTCGATCTCTTCGAGCACAGGATCTCGCACCTCATCCTGATTGGACTCCATCACGAATCCTCTGCGCACTGCGTCCAGCACTGCCGTCATGATCTCCACGCGCTGGTATGGCATCAGATTGTCCCGGAGATCCTCCATCGTGATCTCCTTTTGACCAGGCTGCGCACCAGAGCGCAGCATCGCCCACAGCATAAACAGCAGTGGCGTTGTCTTGCCTGCCGTCACATCATCGATCATCGAGCGGATCTCAAATCCTGCATCCTCGATGTCTGCCAGAGCGCCCATTGTCATCCTGAGCTGCCGCATCTCTCCGAACAGCTCGATCTCGTGCTTTGCTTCCTCGCTCATGCTCTCCACCTCATGTGCGTAATGTCAAAATAGGGGAGGACACTGTGTCCTCCCCATGCATCCCGTCAGTCAGATCAGGTGATGCCAGCCTTGCTCTTGAGCCAGGCCAGCGCGTCCGCTTCGGTGGTGAACTCCTGCCGATCGCGGTACTGCACGCCGGTAGTGGTGTCCAGCACCACACCCCAGCCCTTGCCGGTGAGAGTGGGAGTCTGCCACTCGATAGTCTCGCCGCGAGTCTGAGCCGCCTCAGTACCGAGGACGAATGTCACCTTGTGGAACCAGTAACCATTGTACTTGGTCACGCCGTTGATGATCAGCGTCTGCACATAGCCGCAGCCCACAGCCGTCTGATTGTCGCTCACCATCTTGTAGGTGGTGCCGCCGCTCGCGGTGACAGCAGTCTCGATGCCCAGCATGGTGGCGATAGAATTGTCAAGCTCAGTCAGGCCAAGCTCCAGATCGTAGCCAGTCATGCCATTGTAGTACTCCGCCAGCATGTCATCGCCATACAGCGAGGATTCGTCACGATTATAGGTGACAGAGCCGCTGATGGCGTGCTGCGCGATCGCGCCAGTGCCATAGACAATGGCAGCATGGTCAGGCTCGCTCGTGATGGGAGCAAAAGTGATGTACTTCATGCCCACAGCAGCCATGAAAAAACCTCCTCCTTACTCGAATTGATCCGTTGATAGACCCTGCCAGATCCACTCATAGTGGATCAGGCGCGTGTCTGACTCGTATTGCACACTGTTGAGCCTGTAGGCCAGATCCAGCGTGCGCAGCTTCGCATTGATCGCGTTGAAAGCGTCAGCCCTGAGCACCCTGGTGTACAGATCGATCGTGCCCTCCAGCAGATCCTCTGCGTGCGTATTGTCACCAGTCAGCGAGATGCCGCTGTCAATCGAAAGCACTCCCCATGACTCTACGTCAGGAGGAGTGCCCCATGCGAATGCCGCGAAAGGAATGCCAGTAGATGACAGCTCTGAGAGAAGATCAGCGAATGTCAGCATGCTCCATCCTCCCTCTCGAGCGTCAGCTCAATCCTGTGATCCTGGCGTACATAGGTGCGGATGATGCGATAGCGCACGCGCTCGAACACACACACGCGCTCACCCTGGTACTCTGCATAGTCGCTGAGCACCAGCGTCCACTCAGGTCGATGCCCATGAGTCATCGCCTCGTATACCTCGCGCATCCCTACGCTCAGTACATCGCACATGACCTCGCGCAGCTGCTCCACTGGCTGCACAAACTGCCCTCGCGGATCAGGTGAGGCTGAGATCAGCGTAACAGTGGATGCTCTGATCACAGCACATCACCCCAGTCTGTATACCCTGTGGTGATCTGCAGTGTGCCCTTCTGGCTCTCATAGGCCGCGAGGAGCTGGT